AATTATGTATTCATTTGTGCTACTAGGTGCATTTACATAAACACCATTATTTACACTATACGTACTTATTGGTTGTGATGTAGAAAAACATTTGTCTCTAAAAATTACATCAGTACCATTATAAAAAACCATCATGTAAATATAACCATCATTTAAACTTATATTAACATTTATTTTATGGTAAAAACTTTCTGTTGTTTGGCTGTTAAAAGTAGCTTCTGTAGTTACGTTTTTTTGTTCATCTAAAAATTCTATTTTGGTAATAGTATCATTTTTAAATGGAATGTATTTGACTATTTGATCACTTGTGCTATTCGGTTCTAATATTGTCATACTTATATAACAATAAATAAGTGTTTTGTACTAAAAAAGGGATAGTAATTTCTACCATCCCTTTATCCACTTATTACTAACCCAAAAAATATTTTTAGTTTGTATGTATTGTAACTGGATCTGTAGCATTATTAAAAAGATCTTTTAATGCATCTTCATCAGCTAAATCACCACCTGATCCATCAGTTAAGAAATTGGCTGGAATGCGTTCATTAGATTGGAACGTCAATTCGTAGCCATTAAAATCACCATATGCACTACCAGTAGATACTTTTCCAGCATTTACATCAGCACCTTCATTTAAGCCCATTAGAAACCATTGATTGCTTCGTGTATGCACTACAATTTTAGGTCTACCATATGCCAAAAATTTCACGTTTTTATGTGTAGCGACATCTTGTCTTTTCATTTGGATGGTCAACACTTGTTCAAAAAATGTCGTACCATTTTCGCGAGACGAAATGATGTTCTGCTCAAAACTATTAGCACCCTTTAGTTCGTACTTATAAAGATCTGTTACACCAGTAATCAATGTGATATCATCACCACCAGTAGCATACGTAACATTTTCAATGTCTAGATCATCATAATTCACAAAATAAATTTCAGAAATTCCTGAAATTGAATCCTTGCATTGCTCCGTTCTACCATTTGCTATTAAACAACTCATATATATTGTTTTTAAAAATTATTATTAAAAAGGGGTAAATTAATACCCCTTCGCTTTATTTCATCTTAAGATATGCCGTATGTTACGATATCTTTTCCAATGGCGTAGTTACATCCAGCTGTAAATCTACAAACCACCCTTACGTTTTGGTCGCCTAAACTCTCAGAAGTATCAATTAAACGAACTTCATTTGAATCATTTAAAATTCCAGTCGCAAAAAACAAATTGTCTTTTGTAGTAGCTACCATTTGATTAGCTGGTAGACCATTAGCCATAAACAATGGAATGCCATCAAATGACAAAGCCTGATTATTGTACCAAAGTGATCCTTTTGAATCAACACCTGATCCACCTAGACCTTGTGATCCAAAACCACCTAATGCTCTTACGTATGCTCTCATGATTGATGGACTAACATAAATTGAAAGACCTTCAGCACCATATACTTCATTGCTAATTAAATCGGCAACTTTACCTAGCTCCACAATGACGTTACTGCTATCTATCGTAGTACCAGCTTCTACATTTCCAGCTGGAATATCACCTGATGCGATACCATCTGACATGTGAGACGTTAAGCCTTTGTATTGACCTGATGTTGCACCATTACCTTGCCATAAAGACAATTCATTACGTTGTGCTACTTTGCCCAAAACTGTCGCTATCATCCATTCTTGGAATGATGGTGGTAAATTGTCGTATGCTGAATATCCCATAGAAATTGCATCCCAGTCGTCCCGAAAATCTTTCTTACACAAAGTTAGATTTACGGCTAGTTCCTTTGGTTCTAGTACACGTTCTGTCAAAGTTAGTTCTGATGTAGGTGTAAAATCGCATTCGGCATTTTTGACAATATCATCAAATGATCCTTTTTTCATTGTAGCCTTATATTTTACATTAGGCATAATTGTAACACCACCATTTTCGATAGTGTTTGCTGTTAAAAGCATTGCACTTACATATTTACCAGCCGATTCACCAGCATAGGTTGTAGTGATATCAGTAGTAGTCGCAAGATTTACTTTTCTTTTTTTGTTTAATGAATTTTTTTTCATCTTGTTTTTGTTTATAAAAATTAATTATTATTTATACAATTTATTTAAAATGCGATCCATAGTGTTCATTTCACGTCCTTCGCTAATTTTAAATTCTTGTTTTTCTTTACTTATTGCTTCAGGGTTATGTACATACCTTTTCCCTGAATTTGTTTTTGTCTTTAGATCTTGTCTTTTTTGTATTCTAGCAATTTTTTCTTTTGCCATTTCTATTCTAGACTTCGTGTTTCTTTTAGTCTTAGACAATTTTGTTTTCTTAAATAGTTGTGCTTTTAACTCTTCAGGTGCATCAGCTACAATTTCTTGTACTGCCTCAGTAATTACAACAGCTATTTCTTCAGCTATTTCAGGTGTAATTTCTTCAGGTGTTTCAGCACTTACTACTTCAGCTACAGCCTCTGTTATTTGCCCTTCAGCTTCAGCAACTACTTCAGCTTCTTCATCTGTTAGTTTTGCTTTGCCGTACTTTTTACGTTTTTTCTTATATACGTCTTTTAAATCTTCAGGCATTTCTTCTAAAGTATCTGTAACAGCTTCTACGACTGCTACAGCCATTTCTGAGGCATCTGATTCAGTTACAGCTTCAGGTGTTAATTCTTCGATAATTGTAGATACTTCACCTAAAACTTCATCTTCTACTTCTTTAATAGTATCAGCTACTTCTTCAGGTGTTTCTTCTTCAAAATATGTTTCTTTAATTTTAGTTTCAGAAATCATTTTAGGCTTGTCATTTGCCATTTCTTCATCTACTTCAGGCTTTACTTCTTCTTCTTCTTCACCTTCTACTTGTTCACCTACCATAGCAATAATACCTTCTGTTTCTACTACTAAAGATCTACCATCTTCTAGGGTATATTCACCTACTGCTAATGGTACACGTTCTTCATCCATTACGATAAAGACTTCAGCACCTTCCGTAAATGATTCGGCTTCTAAAATTGTGACACCATCTTCTAATGTCATTGTTTCTAATTCTACTTTCATATTTAAAGCTGTTCTTATTTTGTCTAGTGTTTCTTTTGCTTTCATAATTATAACATAAATTTACTTAGTTCTGATCTTAGATCTTCTACTTTTGATACTAAATCAAAGGCATCAGCATCTATAGTTTCAGCATCTACCAACATTTGATCTAATTCGTTTAATTCTTGTGGTACATCAATACCTAAATCTAGTACCTGATTTAATAATTCATCTTTATCAAATGATAATGATGGTATTTTTGATTCTTGAATTATTCTTAATTCACCTAATGCATTTTGCACATCAGTTAATGCATTTTCACTTTGTAAAGCTATTTGATTCATTTCTTCACGACATTCTTTAATCTGATCCATTAGATCATTTACTTTACTTAGCTTTACTTTTCGTTTAGCTGGTGTTTCTTTGGCTAGTTTATTATAAATTTTTTGCATAATCAGATAATTCATTTATACTTGTTACAACACCAAATGCTAATTGTGTTTTTTCATAGCTTGGCTGTACTTCTTTTCGCATATCTACTAAATTCATTAGTTGATCTAAAACCCTTATTAAACTATCAGGTGTATCTATACCTAAATCTTCTATAGCATTCATTAATTCTAGTGCATGTTCATAATCTTCTTTTACTAATGACATAGCACCATCTAATGCACCCATAGATTCACCTAATTCATTTAATAAATCTATACTTCTACTACTTTCAGATTCTACAATATCCAAAACAAATTCTACATGATCTTCTAATTCAGTAATATTAGATAGGTCTACCTTATGTTTAACACTTGTTGAAGGCTTGTTAGTTTTTGCTAATTTGTTAAATATCTTTTGCATATTTTATAGTCTAAAATCTAGTGAATTTAATAATTTTTCATATTCTGATTTTACATTTTGTAAATAGTCTAGCATTCTAACAGCTTTATCATAATCTTCTACAGATTCTAATGGATCTACACCTAAATCATCCATAAATTGATTTATTTCGGCTATAGCTGGTTCTAATTTTTCTATACCTAATTCTAATGATGCATACCCTAATGAAACTTTTTCATATATTTCATTACTTAATTCATCATTCCATTCTAACGCTACATTAAATGCTACATCTGAATAACCTAAACCCTCTTGTAAATCTTGTACAGCACCTAGTTTAACACTTGTTGACGGCTTGTTAGCTTTTGCTAATTTGTCTAATACTCTTTGTCTGCTATCTTTCATATTAAAATTGTGCTAAAAAACCTGATTCTCGTACTAATGTATTATAGGCATCCCTATAATCATTATATACTTCTTCATATTGTTTCATTAATTCTAAGGCTTCATCAAATTCAGGCATTAATTCATTAGGGTTCACACCTAAACTTTCAGCTACATGTTCTACTGGCATTAGCATTTCTTTTAAACCTTGTAGTTTATCTTCAGGATAGGTAACCTCACTATTTACTATTTGATTATCTACTTCTATGCTTATTTCTGATTTAAATTCAGCTACTTTATCAGATATTTCTTCAAATCTTTCATAGGCATAATAACTAGCTAGACCTAAATCATCTGAAATCCGTTCCATTTCAGATCGTATTTCATCAGCTGTATTTAAATTTACGCTTCTTTTATCCTTCGCTAATTTGTCTAGTATTTTTTGCATATCTTATTAAATTGAATATCTATCTAAACCATGATTAATTTCCCACCATTCCATATCTTTTAACACCTGATTAAATTGCTCTTTTGCGAAATTTATGTTTTGTTGTACTTCTTGTACTTCAGATGGATGGTCTATACCTAAACTA